ACCCCACCCTCGGCAACTACCGCAAATTCTCCGGTAGTTGGATCACCCTCGGGGGCGGATCAACTGCGGGAGGCGGCGTACCCGCTGACGTTCAATGACGCATCCACGTTGGAGCGTCGTGTCTCGGGGTTGATCGCGCTGTTCCGCCAAGAGCCGGGCGCTACCAAGTTTGGCATCCACAACGCCGAACAAGCCGCTGCAGATCTGTTCCTACTCCTGCTCAACCAGCGCGCAGCCACCCCAGCGAGCGTGCCGGAGCGATCCGGGATGCGGGAAGCGCTGGAAACGGTGAAGAAAACAGCTACAGTAGGACGGTACGGCACCACGCCCTTGCGATCAAAATGGGTGACGATATCGGCGGCTGCATATCACCAAGTCTGCGCAGCCCTCTCCACTCCAAAGCGCGAAGTACCGGGGATGGAAGGTAGCTGCCGTCAAACGCTCTACATCGCCGAATGCTCCGAATGCGTGGGCACTGGATGCGGACCAAAGGAGGAGCGGTGCGGAGTATGTGCCGGCAGAGGCGTCCGGCCCGGTGCCAAGTGGACCGCTGACATGGCGGAAGCACTGTCCACCCCCGGAGAGCCCGCCGATGGTGAGGTGCAATCGTGAGCGCTCGCGACAACCTCCTAGTCGCCGCGCGCGATTACGTCGCCAGTGCTGGCGTGCCCCTGACCGAGTTCGATCCCGAGTTCGTCGTTCGGATGATGGCGGCGATGATGGTCAGCTTCCACAAATATGGGCGGGTGGCAGTCGCGTATCCGGCAAAGTTTAACGCCGCGTCCGATGTCCGCGCTCGCATGTCGAAGTACCGCGAGACCGGCAATAAGCACTACCTCGTGGACGCCGCCAACTTCGCGATGATCGAGGCCATGCACCCAAGCCGCGCGGCGGAGTGGGCGGGCAATGATGCCGCCGACAGCCCCGGTCGCACCACCGCCAGCGGTCATCGGCTTGTTCAAGAGGACAACGCTGGTAACCGCATCATGGGTGAGACTATCCTTCATATTCCAGGAGATCACGCTCCCGCCATGATCGCCGCCGCCGAAGCCCCGCAGACCGGGGAGGCGTTATGATCGGCGGCGTCTGCGATGTGCCCGGCGAGCGGTGCCACCATCCCATTTCTTGCGAGGAGCGAGGGTGCGTCAAGCGGCGCTCGTCCACCCCAACCCCCGCCCCCGAGGCGACCATGAGCCCGGAAGAGGTGGCGCGAAAAACTCACCTCGACCGTGCCGCTCGGGTTCTGGAGGAAGCGCGAGTAAAGCGCGCCTGCCATAGCGGCGAGTGCTCGGAATGCGTCTACCGCCGAAGAGCTTACCGCAGCAAATGCGCGCACCCCATAGTCGCCCTTGCTGTTTTCAATGCTACCCCGCGCGCCGCTCAATATATCGGGGAGTGCGACGAGCAACGCGGCACTTCATCGATCTGGGGACCAGTGCTGTGCGGCCCTTTCGGTACGCTGTTTGAACAGCGTCCGCCATCGGCGTTGAGATCGCTAATCGCCATCCTGAAAGGTCAGTCATGAGCCAAGTAGAACTCAAGCCGTGCCCCTTTTGCGGGGCTTGCGGGCGTATCGAGGACATTGGGGAAGGCAGTCGTGCCGCATGGCTGGCGGGATGCGAGTCCTGTAATTCTGAGCCAGAGCGTTCGCTCTACATATCGATGCCCAGCCGTGCCGAAGCTATCGCCGCTTGGAACACCCGCGCCCCTGTCGCTCCTCCAAGCGATCAGGGGGAGGTGAGCGAAGCTGCGCGGGCATGGCTCGATTTCAAGACGGCGTTGCTCGCACAATATGCCGGCTGGCCGAATGGCGGTATCGAGGCCATGCAAACGCTCAATAGGCTGTTGGGTCCGCCCAAGCCCGAAGCCCTCAAACCCAATCCCTAACCCTTAGTAGCCTTGTTAATCACGTCTCGCGCCAACGCGACCACGACCTTGCGTTTGTTGGCTGTGGCGGGTCTCAACACCGGCCTTTCCACCATATTCTTCGTACCGAACTCGATTGGGAGGCTGTGGTCGCTATCGGATATGACGGCAGCTTGTCCGATGGCCGGTAGATCAACCGCATTGGTAGCATTGGCCATGTCGCGAGTATCGGAATTAGCGGGTTGGCCGGGGGCGCTAACGACGTGGTTAGGCGATGGAATGCCACCTTCATCCAATAGGTCTTTAGCTTCCTGCGCGATAATGCGAGCACTATCCAGTGCCCATTTATCCATTACCGGTCCAACTTTAGCAGCCTTCCGCAACCGTGCGATAAACGTCTTGTCTCCCGTTACCGGCACCCTACAAATCCCCATCCGGTACGGGGAATGCATCCCGCAAAACCTCGCCCATATCCTCGACCGAGCGACTATTAGCGTTCGGCCCCAATGGCATTGCTCGACCACTTGCTTGTTGCCATTGTATCATCTGACGACGCAGGGCAGTAATTTCGTCCCGCAGAGCGCGAATTTCAGTTTCATAGCCGTTACGGATATTGATAACTTCTTCGGCGTGCTGACGACGTGTAGTAGAAAGTTCATCATCAAATCGCTTACGATCATCTCTGCCGGTTTGCTCTAGCCCTTCTACTCGCTTTTGCAGTGCTGCGTTAAATTCCATCATTTCGCCACGAAGCGCGGCGGCGGCATCTATTTCTTGTTTCTTGGTTTCGTTTTTCTTATCAATTTGCAAAGCTATTGCTTTGGAGCCAATCCAAAGAAAGCCACCGCCAATAGGTGCGCCAACAATAAGCTGGATAACGCCAACCGTTGCACTCCACGTCCAGCCTGGGTCTATTTTAGGCGGAGATTGCGTAACCGCTTCCGCCAGCATTTCAAAAATCATGATTGGTGCCGAATTTCTTGACTAACTGACGAAGCATCCATTCATCCAAACGTCGTATACCACGGCCTACAGCTTCCCAATCATTGCCGACTGGCACCAGTATGGCTTGAGCCATAATAATCAGCCATCCCGCCCAATATGCCGCCAACTGCGCGTGGTATTCCTGCATGGTCGCGGGCGGAACGGTGAAATTGATCGCCGCATACGCCGCCAATACGGCAGACGGCACAAACAATCCCGCAATAACACCGTTAGCATAAGCGCGACGCGAGCCGTCCCAAGGCTGGGAAAATGCTAACGCCGCGCCGAATGCTACGGTGCGGGCAAACATGAACGCTGGGTCCTCATGTGGCCCGAAAACATGCGCGAAATGCCCGAACGCCCAACTGGACAAGACCACCAACGCCATGCGATTGAACGCAAGCGACGGTAGAACCAAGGCGACTAGCGCAATCCAGTAAAGACATTCGGGCGACAGCATGGGCGTTACCCACCGCCCGAAGAAGGCGGCGGCGGGGGCGGTGGTGGACTAGAGCCAGGATCGCCGTCAATCGGAGGACGTGCAGCGGTGCAATCCGTAGCTTCCTCCATCCGGTCGAGATACCATTCCGTAAGCGCCTTGAGATAGGCTGCGGTTTCGGGGGTCATGTCTGAGGGCTCCTTTGGCGCGGGTGCGCTAGGCGGGGTTTTAGCATGGGTTGCTGGGGATTGGTAGGGGTGAAATAGTTCTTGACGCGGCGCGATAGGGCGTTACGGTTGTGGAATTGACGAAGGAGGAAAGAAAAATGCTAATCCTAAAATCCACCCACGAAGCCGCAATCACCGAGCGCGAAGCCACGATCTCGGCGCTTCATACAAAACTGAATTATGCCAACGCGCTGATTAACAGTCAGGCGGAGCGGATCGAAGAATTGATGGACGCGAATTATAAGGCGGAGTTGCGGTTGAAGCCGTTTATGGGGCCGAAGGTACGTGGCGAACACGGGCGGTTTGTGTCAACTAAAACGGTCGTTACAGCGGATGGCATTCATTGGAGGGCCACCCAATGAGCCTGTTCGACCATATCGCGAGGGCATTTGCCGTTCGGCAGACTGTCGCACCAACTCCACCGCCCACGCCCAAGCCGATGGCATTCAGCCATTCGGTGGGCTCGGGTTATGTGGATACGGCTGGCAAGTGGTACGCCACTAAGGCGGAGGCTGATTGGGCTAGTGGGCGAATTTATTTGCAGATTAATACTCCCGATTGGGACGAATACCTCCGCAACCCCGACACAATCCGCGCAATGGCAATTTTAGGGATGGGAGAGCCGTGATGCGCCTCCTAGCTGAAATCGCGTGCTTCGCCGTTGGCGTGGCATTGATGGTGTTCGCGCTAGATCGCGCAGTTAATTGGCTGGTTTTGGGCTAATCATTGCCCCGCAACCCCTGCCATGATATACTCCCCGCAACACAACACACTCGCGCGTAAGGAATTATCATGGCAGGCGTTTCCGCAAATATTGGTCAGACCCTAACCGCCAAGGTTACTGGTTCCGCAACTGGTGCGGCAACGCCCGTTGCTGGCGTATCGATTTCCCACGCTCTACAGCTTGAGGCAGGCACCGCCGCGCTCGGCAAGGCAGACTTGCTCTACACCGCTACTCGCACGCTTGCCGCCAGTGCCACCGAAAATCTGGACCTTACGGGCGTTCTTGTGGGCCCGGTCGGCACTGCGTTCAATGCAGCGGAAGTTGTGGCGATTGTGGTTGAAGCCGCCGCCGCCAACACAAACACAGTTGTTATTGGTGGCGCTGCCTCGAATGCGTTTCTTGGGCCATTTGCGCTTGCTACGGACACTTTGAAGGTCAAGCCGGGTCAGTGGCTCTTTCTTACCGATACCACTGGTTGGCCCGTTACGGCGGGGACTGGCGACCTTCTGAAGGTTACGAATGGCGCTGCCGGAACCGCTGTTACCTACACGATCACCGTGATTGCTCGTTCGGTGGTGGACGCATAATGTCCGTGCTTATTTCGGCGCTAGTGATCCTGCTTATCGTAGCGCTGTGCATTTATGCACTACAGACGCTATCGCCCGATCCCAAACTTACGCAGATTGGCACACTGGCGCTGATTATTATCGCTATCGTGCTGATTTGCCAGCGGGCGGGATTGATCTAACTAGGTTTGCGCCTAACGCGAGCCGACCAGTACGCCCCACAAGGGTCTCGCTCTGGAATGGTCATTACCAGCCAGCGAGAACCGGCGTATGGGCCCTCATCGGCAGAAACAATGCTGTCGGTGTCTAGTGTCACGCCATCAGTTGCGAGGACTACCACGCGTCGATCGCTGTCTGCCGCACCTTCCGCTCCCCGCATGGCTTCCGTCATATTATCCACTTGCACGCGCGCGGGAATGGTGGTTTCCGTGGTCGTGGGCTCGCCTACCTCACTATAAATGGTTGTAGTGGCGTAGACCGTCCCCGCAACGTACAGCCGCGAGAATATGTTGGTTAGAAGGCTTGCGCCGCCTCCGCTGAGAAGGCCCATGTTATAGCCCAAACCCTGGCGCAGTCGCCCACGCCCACGGCATGTCCGTCGCGGCTCCTGCAATACCGCACCCACAGCCACCCGTGGTCAACGGCCCCGACTTGTTCTTACGCAGCATGATATAAAACTCGATACCGTAGCGGTTTTCGTTCCAAGGTGAGGGAGTGTCCCCATCGCCCGCGTCTGACGAACTGGCAAACGTCACATCGAGCGTACCCGACTTCAAGCGGGATACGCCTGACAAACCTTGTGCTGCCAGTTCCGCGCTCGTGCCAGTGCCGAAGCCATCCTTGGTTAGCCAATAGGCGACCAAGAGTTCCTTGGACCACGTATAGTCCGACGATAGCCAGCTATCGTCAACCCAAATCGGTGTGCGATCGATACGACGTTGGATTGCCGCGTCGTCAACCGCTGCGAAGGCGGGGAAGTCCGCTTTGATATCGGCGGGGGCGGGGTCGGCGTAATCGGGCACAGTTAGGCCGCTGCGTCCATCGTCAACGGAAGATTAATAGTTGCAGCAGTAGCGATAACGGCAGGACCATGGCTTCCGTCATCTCCCACAGGTCTCAAACAAGCATCAGGGTTGGCCGCCCAAAAATGCCCGTCGTAATTCTTTTCCAGCATGCCAACTGCGATCATAATCATGGCGTCGCCCTTAGGGACGCGCGTGATAAGCGCAGTTTCAAATTCTCCAGGCACGCTAGTTTCGCGCGATGGAAGAACAAGCACATTGTCAATCTTGACGCCATACTTTTCCTCGGCAACACGCATTTGCGCCACAGCGCCTTCAAGCATGTCTAGTGTGATGTAGTGGCTCATTCTCCGCCCTCCGCCGCCAAAGCTTCCTCAACCGCCTTCATAACGCCCTTACGCGGACCCCCTTCGCGCTTTTCCTCGGCAGCACCGATGTCCATAGCATTCTCGGGCGTGATTTTGTCGATCACGTTGGGAGCGGTATCGTTGACTAGGGCGACGTAGTCGGTGGCGGGTTCGGGTTCGGGTTCATTGCCCGCACCTTCCGGCAGTTCGGGCTCAGCAACGGGCTCGATAATGTCCGCTTCAATCACCGGGATATCGACGACGCCTTGCCCCTCATCCCCACCAACCTTAACCCAACTATAGCCCGCAAACCCCTCGGGACGTTCGCCCGCGACCGCCATGCCGACATACCAAACGCCGTCAATATCCTTCAGGGGGCGGAAGTTACCCCCGCTGGCGTCCGTCGCGAGTGCGATCCACGGCTTTTCTTCGGGCATCTGCTCGGAGAAGTGGTCCGTCCATGTCTTGCCGCCGTCGTTAGACGACTGCACCTTGAGGCCATCCATCGCGGCTGCGATGTCGCGATCAGCGGCACTGGCATCGGTGAAGGTCGAAGTTGCCCCACCGTCAACGAAAACCAGTTCACCGTTGATGTATGCGCCCCTAGCGCCCTTGTTGGTATTTTTTACCCGGATTTGCATATTGATTTCCTAATAATTTCCGAGATGCTATGCAAACGTCAAACCAAAGTCAATCACACTTCGCTATAAGACGTGACATATTCCCCGACGTTAGCATAACCCTTGATCGATTGATGGACCGCAGGCGACGCGCCATCGTAATAGCTAATGTTATCGGTATAGGCACCACGCGCCCTATAGACATCGATCAGGGGCAGTTTTCGGGCATCGGAAATGTCGTATAGCGCCTGTAAAAATTCACCCTGCCGCGACAAGGCCGCCCAATTTGCAGAGGTGGGAACAAAGCTTTTCAGCACCACATCTGAACCAGGGAGCCACGTATCGAGTATCCTATTGATTGCCGTAGAATATTGAGCAATCGTATAAGCAACATTATTCATGTCGTTCAGACCGAGGTCCAACACGATCAAGTCGGGCATAATCGACGCCGGGATGATACTAAGCGGTTCGAATACGTTGCCGCCAGACACAGACCATTGCATGGCCTCCGAACTTGCCCATCCCGCGTTGATGACCGAGATTTGCTTGATAGCGCTGTTGTACGCCTCGACACCGACGATATAGATCGTGCCGGACACCCACGACATGGTGAGCGCGTTTGCCCCCAAGGTCGCCGATACGGTTACTTTCTGAACCGATTTGGTGCCTGCGGTGATAACGTTGGTCGTGCTGCCGCCGTTCACTGCATAAGAAAATGTGCCGAAACCCGCGTTCTGAACGTAGGTAATTTCAAAGGTATCTACATTTTTAATGGGCGTAAACGTCAGACTTGCGGTAGCAGAAGCCTGAATGGTTCGGCCTCCTGCGGAGCTAAGCGAAGCCAGAAATGTTCCGCTAGTGGTAAAACGAGCGTCCAGTGCTGGCATCGTACTTGCGGCATTGCCGGAACCAGTTCCGTAAAAGCTGTCGATCCCCACCGGCAGGCCAGTTTGCGTTGCCAGGATGTCGGCTGCAAATTTAGGCCACGATGTAGCAACCTGTGCCGATCCACCCCCAGCACGAACGCCGCGAGTGGTGCTGTCGCCCACTGCCAAAAGACGTGCATTTGCCACGCCCGCGCGCGCGGCGGCGCAGGCAGAACGCCACCGCTTAGTCGCTGCGGGGTTGGGATTGCGGACGTTGCCTCGGTAAAGAATACCAGCGCGGGAAGTTGGGTCGCCTCCGACAAAATCGATAAGCGAGGACGTTAGGTTGGGGATAAGCGGAGGACCCGCCGCATAACTCCCCGCCACATTAACCGCAAAAACCGTAGTCTGAGCATCATCCCCAAGCGTCTGTGTAAGCACTGGGTGCAGTGTCCGAGGTGTGCCAGCGGAGATAGTGTAAAGCAACGACGCCCCATCAAAATAGAACGCACCTTCGGGGTTGCTGGTCAAAACCACCGTAGCCCCAGCCGTAAGCCCCGACACCGCAACAGTGCCCGTCCCGCTAAGATTGTTGCTAGCGAGTGTAAGCGGAGAAAGGGCCATGCTGCGTACCTACTCTGTATTATATTAAAAAGGGGTCGCCAGCACTGGCCAGCAACCCCTTGGGACCTACCGCGTCATCCGTTCGGGTATTACGTGCCCGAGCCATCCGTGATGCCGTCAGCGTAGCGGATCGCTCCGGTAAGCTTGATCTGCGTACCGCCCGTGCGTGCGATACCTGCGCCTTCAAACGAGAGGATGCTGCGGCTCCGAACCGGCAACAGCATGAAGGGCATCGGGAGCCAGAAACGAATTACCTCTGGCGCATTGCGATACGCGATCATGCGGCCCTGCCCACTTGCGCCAGCCGTCTCAAGCTCGGGGAGCGGAAGAATGTCGAGCGGCCCACCGTATTCAGCGGTGTAGATATTGTTCGCCTTGAGGAACGCCATGATGGTAAGCGAGCCATCGCCGTTACCGAGGCGAACCGACGACAGATAGCGGAACGCGGACGGGGGAAGGCGAAGCGTATCGGCATATTCGACCTGTGCCGTCGCGGTCGGAATGCCCGACAGAAGCGTGTTCACGTCGAACAAAATCTGATCCGGCGTCTTATTCTTCCAGAACGTCGAAGCGCCAGTGCCGGTTGCGGCAACAACGTAGCTGGTAACGCCAGCGTCGTTGATAAGCCCGGTGAGACCCTTTTCCGACGTAGTGTTAAGCGCATTGATCTTGCCGGTAATGGCAATCTGGTAAAGCGAACGCTCGATAACCTGACGCGACGCGAGTGGCAGTTCCGAAGAAAGAGACTGGCCCGTGATGAGCGCCTGATTGGCCTCCTCCACGTTCCACTCGAAACCCGAGCCAAGCATGTAGTTCGGCGCGTTCTGCTGATCGCGCGTCATGCTGACATAGGGAATATCCGTCGAAGCGCCAGTAACGAACTTGGCTTCACCGACAGTATCGGTAGCATAGAACGTGGTGGTTGCGGCCCATGCCTGCCCCTCGGTAACAACCGAAACGTGGCGGGCATAGTCCGCGTTCTGATACTTACGGGCATAGACCGTAGTCTCAATATTCGCGAGGTTGCTCTGTACGAAACCAAGCGAAGCCTGATCGTTCAGCATCACGCCGCGTGCGTCAGTGAGAAAAGCCATTGTTCTGTTGCCCTTTATGCGACGCGATGATTGCCAAGCGCGATCTCAACGATCTGGCCAGCGGCGGTAGCGGTGGTGTCAAACTTGGCGTTGGGAATGAGCAGGTTGCTCGCACCGACGACATTCGAGTAGCGCCCCGTTGCCGTGACGTAATAGACAGGATCGCCGGGGACGACTGCAATGTCTGCGAGAACGTACATCTGGCCTTCGGTCATGAAAGAGCCAGTAGCGTTGAGCGGGTAGCCATCCGTGATAGCTGCCGAGCCCGTTGCACGATGCTCCGGTGCCATCGTCTTGACAGCGATGCCAAGAAACTTGCCACCAGTGGCAAACAAAGCCGCCTGATGGTCGCCAGTGCCACGCATACCAGGAGCGCCAAACGCGATGCCCGCCGCCGTGGTAACGGTGCGAGAAATCGCGTTATACTTTTCCTCATTGGCGATCTGGCCGGGGATGCCTCGCGCGAAGGATGCCGTGTAAGCGGCCTGCTGATTGAAAGATGCCATGTTCCGGTTTCCTTACTTGGCGATGTCGCGGGGAGCCGAAAGCTCCGCGATCATCTTTTCGCGAGCGGTCTTTGCCTTGGCAGCAGCATCGGCGAAGTCGGTGACGTTGCGGTTTGCCATGGCGTCGCGGAAGGCGTCGGGGCGGGCATCGTCGGCCTTGCCATCCTTGACCTTGGAAGCCTCGACCTCAAAGAGCGCATCGAAGAAGGTGTCCGACTTGTCCTTGTAGGTGTCGCCAAACACCGTAAGCACGACACCCTTGCGGATATCCGCATCGGTCATGGCATCAGTGATCGCAAAAGCAGGAGCGATCTTGCCAGCCGCGTCAACGAGCGCCGAATATGCCTTGGCGGCATCGCGAAGCTGTTCCGGCGTGGTCTTGGCGTCCTCAACAGCCTTCGTCAGCGAAACGACTTCGGCTTCCGCCTTGTCCTTCGCGTCGTTGGCGTCCTTAAGCGCGGCTGCGTGCTTCACTTCGGCGTCGGTAAGAGCCTTGGTAGCCGTGTCGCGGTCGGTGCCAGCCTTGGCGGCTGCATCGACAAGCTTGGTGACAAGGGCGGAAACGGCCTCAGCATCCGTGAGGTCGATCTTGAGCCCATCATGCATGATGTGAGGCAATTTGGTATCCTTTACGGGGCGGGTGGGGGTAATGGGGGCAGTATCTTCAACAGGCCACGCGGCATCGCCAATGCGGCACTGCGAACCGGCGCGGCCATTCTTGACAATCGCGATATGATTGCCGCGAATATTGGACATGATGGCGCGGTAAGGCTTGCCATCGGGGGCGATGCCGTCACCAACAGTGATCTCTGCGGAATACCCAGCCGACAATTCTCGGGTGCCAGCAGCGATAGCCGAAATGGCCTCGCCGTCGTTGACTACCATCGGAATTTCGAGGAAGTCGCCCGCACGAACAACGCGTCCGCCAGACATACCACGCGAATACTGACGCCAATTGGTTTTACCAACTGCATCTTTGGGATGGTTCAGCGTGATTGGTTTGTGCGCGAAAGATGCCATTGCATCGGCATCGAAAACTTCATCCTCTGGTCGATATACATCGACTAGTTCGTTAGGATTTCCCTCAGTATCCCCGATTTCGCCACGGAGATACTGATAGTGCCCCATCCTAGCAATTTTGGCGTTGACAGCGAGATAACCATCAGGCGTTTCCGTCTGATCTCCAATCTCTAGCCGATCAACAATGCTAACGAGCAATTTGGCACCTTCCGCATTCTGTCATCACGACGATTGCTTGATTTGATCTATAACGTATTTTTGTTACGCATGGAAGGGGGTGGCGTAGAAAGGTGTTGACAGGGTTTCGTATAGCCTTATCACAATCCGCAAGGAGGATTTTGCATGAGCGTTTTTAAGTGGATCAAGGGTGTGTGGGGATATTCTAAGCGAGAGGAGGAATTGCTTGAAGCGCTTGCGTGGATGGCTGTTCAGTATCTTGAGCATAAGCGAGACGATGGCGTCGAGGCGCTATATCACTCGTTTATGAGTGCCGGAGAATTGACGTGCGCCGTTTTGGACACGCACGGCCTAATCGTTGACGATGGCTCAGGCGGCGAATGGACCGAGAAGGGTAAAAAGTTTCTCGCTGATCATTAATATGTTGACACACCCGCCCCACCAAGCCAAAAGGACATCAGCGGTTGGAAACAACCCATCTTTCTCAGTGTTGGCGGGATAAAAGAGTTTGGCTGGTGCTAGATGGCGTAGTGAGTTGCTACACGACCGCAGCTATTAGAAGCGGAGTTGGGCCGTACAAAAATACGGTTTAAGATGCCCTAGATTAAAGCGATAAGGTTCGCGCCCTACGTCATGCCGACAGGTGTGAGGCCAATTTATTCAGAGTTTGACGGGCGCGGTGCGCTTTGTCTACATAAGTCCGTCCACTGCTTAGGTGTGGCAAGGCGGTTATAAACAAACACACTGACTGCGCGGACCCGACGCTTGTCGTATATCGGGCATAGTTTTTCTGAAATTAACCCATCAGGGTTATCGACCCCGCCAGCAATGACGGGATAGGCCAACCGTAAGGCGCTTTCCTGATAGGTTGATAATGATCGTAATTCGATCAATTGAAGTGAAGTGGTCACGCGGGGGCAGTACCCGCCGCCTCCACCATTAACCCTGCGAGGGTATCGCCAAAGGGCTGTAGGAAGCCTAGCGGCGGTAAGGGATTGCCTACACAATCCGCCTTCTCATGCAGACGATAAGTCGCAGGGTTATTGATGGGGGCGAAACAGGATCGAACCACTAAGCCGATATGAAGTCGCGATCCGTTTGGTTGAGGCCCGTTATGCCTTGGCAATCTCGAAAGTGTCGCAAACGACAATTTCATTTCGGACAACCGCGTAGCAGCCTAACGGCTGTGCGGTGAAATCCGAACGGGCTTCCCGGAGCCTTGGAACAGAATTAACCGGGATTGTTTCGGGGAACGCGCTGGGTACGCATGGGAGGTTTGCACCTTACCTGAGTTCGGTTCGATACCGAAGTTCTCCACCAATATTGCCCCAACCGCTTCCAGCGACGGGGCTATTCAGTTAGTGCGGCGAACCCAAAGCCATGCACCAAATTTCTCGGCAAGTGAGCCTGCACGTCAAGGACCGAGAGGGGGCAGACAGCCGCTAAGTTTCTGCGGTGCCGCACTAAACATCCGTACCACTGGAACGGGCCGAACTGGCGTCACGTAAACCACGCCCGTTGTGACCGACAACGCTAAAAACGGTCGTTTATTCCGGTCATTCCGGATTGGTGTGAGGCTGCTTCACCACTAAGAATATGCAGTCCGCCTACCGTGCTGGCGTAAAATGCACGGATGAATACAGGGTCTATCCAGTTGTCGGTGGAAGCGTAAGCGAGGGTCCAAAACCCCGAGGCCCTAGATTTTGGTTGCCGATAACTCCTGGCGGTCTATACCGGACTGCTAATCAATCCAGCCACCTGCCCTTGCGCGTCCCAAATCCTTAATCAGCGCGCTTCGGGAATGTGGAAAAGTCGTTCGGCGTAATTAACAACCGATAATGGCTGGAAGGTATAGACCTACGGAGACGTAGGGCGGAGAGTGGAAGCCTCTCATTTATGGGCCTCGCAATCTAAAGCGGGAACTCCGAACGGGGCAGTCCAGACAGCGGTTAGGTGCCGCCTAGGTCCACCAGTTCCACGAACAGCCCCGAGCATGATCGCATAGGCGGAGGGTGGTTGCCGAGTATCGGCATTGGCGATCAGACTTGCTCGCGCGGGCAAGACGGTGGGTGGAAATCCTGCGATTGCGCTTGGCGTCGATACAACAGTAACGCCCTCTGGATCGCTGGTTGTGAAGCGTGATGGGACCAGCGCGCAAGTTCCGCCTTCGGGCGGTGATGGTGTGGGCGCGCGGAGCCGCAAGCGAAAGCGCCGTATCTACGGATGCGAGACCAAACACCGCAAGGTAGCGTTGCTGACTACGGTTAGCGCGTTCGGATAATGCCGACTTGCTGTCCACACCATCTAAATCCCGCTAAACTTCCCAATCCGCAAAACCGGAATGGCTTGGCAGCGACAGCCGGGTTCGTACTGCTGCGCCCATATCGGATCGGACAACGCATAAATCTGCCCTTGTCGCGCTTTGTGATCGACGCGGTAATTGCGCAACGTGTTGTGTTGCCACTTCCCCAATTCCAACCCAGCCTCCGCCATACGCGCCCGCGTAGCAGCCTTAACGAAATTATCCATTTCCTTAACGGCGATCCTACGCGCGCGATCCCGTCCGAGCCCCAGCGCCTTGTTGATTTGCTTGGCTACTTCGGTTGCGGGACGGTTGGCACGAACACCGCCTAGCACTGCCGCACGGATACGCGCGCGAGCTTCGTCGGATAGCGAGCGGGCGAGGCTTTGGGATGATGCTACAGCATCGTTAACCGCGCGAGTGATCGTCTCTTGCGATAGTCCTGCTGTAGCGGAGCGCACCACACGCTGTTGTGCAGTGATAGGCGACTGTGTTGCCGCTTTAGCCGCCGCTGAGACGCCGCTAGGGGTGTTATTAGAGGCAGGACGGAATGTAGCGGCAGGAGGACCTACAACCGGCGCAGCGGTCATCCACCGGGCATCTACGCCAGTAGCGTAGGACACCGAGGACAGCCACTTACTCCGGTGCCACGTTTCCGCCTTTTGGAAAAACGATCCCCACTGGATTAGCGCCAACAACGCGGCTATCTCCGCCGCTGTCTGCCGGTCTTCTTCGTCCAGACCTGCTAGTTCGCCGGTATTGAGCGCCAGGACGTAGGCGTTCATGCTGCGGGCGGCGCTATCGCGCCACGCCCGCAAAATGGGCGTGTAGAGCCGTAGAAGTTCGCCGGTTTGCACGGCATTCGGCTCAATTACGCGAAACGGTTTGTCCCGCGTCGCCAGTGCCGTAAGGTAATACGGCATCAGCCGCCAATGCCGATCACACTAAATTCCCAAGTGCCTTCAGCGCATGGTCCTACAATCCCATTTCCGCTAGGATCACAAACAATCTCGCCTCCCTGAATAACCACAACATGGTTGCAGCCAAGGGACGATTTGCCAAGAAAGATCATTGGAACTTTTGGATTTTGTTTGGAGGCAAAATAGATTGCTTCTTCCATTGGAAGTTCGCCAGAATATGCGAACGTAGCTAGGGCCAATCCTCTTGCAGCAAGCCAACTCTCTTGTTGCTGGTTCCACGGCCTATGGTCTTCACGTTCCGGTCTTCCATCGCAAAAATGCGGAACTTCGGAAGGATGAAGATCAAGGATCACGGCGATGCACGTCCGTTGGCAATCGCCATAGGCATTGTTTTCAGGATCATGCTTAATCAATTGCTTATGCGGTGTCATTCATTCAGGCCCAATATGTACGATCATAACAGTCCCGTCATCGTCATCGTTGCAATGGCCGCAATCGCACTCATGCGCGATGTCCCATGCGTTGATGAGCAATTCCGCGCTGGCATCGTCTACCTTCGCGGCCTCGGTATAGGTCAAACCCGCGTCCATCATTCGGAATATGCGGTCTGCGTGGAGGATGTCGCGGACATTGCTCACTTGCTAATATCCTTAAGCAATTGATGAACCTTAGCGCTGATTTGAAGCGTATCCGCACCCGCTGTAGATACCCGGAAAAACTCTGTCATCTTGACCATAAATTCCTCCGCCGTCTCATTCGTCCTCCCACTCGCGGCGATGCTCTTTGCCGTTGGCGTCGAACCAAACTTCACCCCTCTTCATCCCACGCCTCCAATTCATCTTCGCCGTAGCACAGCACTTCGCCAGCATAAAACTCTACAACTACGCCGATAGGGTCGGTAGTGGTGGAGTAATACCCTACCACCACACCAACAGCGCCAGCCTCGTCGCGCACCCTATCCCCCAAGCGGAATTTTGAGGTTGTTAGGTAGGGCATTATTTCGGTTCAGTTTCAGTCACCAGAATATCCATAGCGTCATGAACGTAAAACGTCATTTCGCTGTTGGGGCGCAATCGGCACCGAAATGCTATCGGCAGCGGCGTAAACCTGCTTTACGAAAGCGCCTTTGTCGTGAGTTTTTACGGTTACACTAGTCGTCATCGCCCGTCCAATCGTCGTCCAACTGTTGGAAAATCTCTGGCCCCAGGATAATTTCCCCAAGCCACGGCTTAATTTCTCGTGCCGACACGCTATCGCCTTCGTAGGCGTAATTCAAGCTAAAATGTGGATTGTAGTCGGGATAATCGGAAGTTGCACCCGCGCGTAGGAACTCCTCATGACGCCACGAAAGCTGGCTGGAGCCGAATATCTGCACAAGCGTGCCGTTGAACACTTCCATGATCCGCGCGCCGCCTTCCGGCAGCTTCAGAATAGGTTCGCGCCAATCGTCGGGGGAAACCTTTAGCCAATCTAGCGGGGTTCGCGAGCAGCAAATGGTAACGTGCCCGTCCGCGTCGGCGACCGATACCGTGACGCCTTGGGCTTCAAAATGCTCGCGGATGTCAGCGAAGTTTTTCACCTTGCGGCTGGCGTAAAGCGTCATAGGCTGAGCGTCGGTCAGCATGGCCCGCGCGTCCGCCGCTGCTACAGATGCGGATTTGCCTGCTGCAACGCCTGCTTCGGTGGCGGCTCCGATTGCGCCGTTGTCGTTGTCTGCTTCTGGCGGCTCTATAACCGCCAAATCGCCACCTTCGGCTTCCCACTCGCTGTATGCATCCTCGATACCCGGATACTCGCCGCCGTCGATCAAGAGACCCTTGACGGCTTTGGCGAGAACCTCGGATGGGACAGTGGAGCTTTCGGAAAGGGTTTTAATGCCAGTTGCCCGAACGCTAGCCGTCTCCGCTTTGGTCTTTTCGCTATCGACTTGGAACGGGTTATAGTCGAACCAAATTTCAGGCGGCTTGCTACCAATAGCAGACCTAATCAAAACTTCGTCAATCATGTCGAGGCGAGGACGCAAATCAAGTTCACGTCCAGACGACAGAACGGAATAATAGTTGTTCATGTCGCCATCGCCGGTACTGGAAAGACCTGCAGGGCTCATACCTGCGAACCTAGTCAACGGAATGTCACAGGCTCCGGCAACCATCTGGATTAGCCAAGTGCCAAGTTCTGGCATTCCGCTAAAATTGACTTGTTCGCTTTTCCATTCCTCGCCCAAATCGCCCGTCTTGCTAGGGCCGCTGACGATGTTTAGATGGAACATAGATTCGAATGCCTGAGCAATCCTAGTCTTTTTTACGAATTTTTCTTCGCCATCCTTGGTGGATACGATATTTACCAATCCGGGAACGGTAAGCGTAGAAGTGCGCGCCTTGGTGGTAAGTGCTGCGAATGCACCTTGCGCAGTGTCTCCGTTTACCAAAGCGTCCCGAAGGCTCATCATCAGGGGGTCGCCCCAACCCTGCTCCGCGAAGGCAATCTGATCCGGCATATCTCCGCTAGTGAAGCGTACCATGCGGCTGCTATGCACTTCCGTCATAGTTCCGCCGCCATTGACTAGATATGAAACAGGCTCGCCGTACTGTGGCGATCCGGGGTCAAGGATCAATCCAGGGATAGTGACTTCGTGGCGTGTCAGAACGTGAATATAGGACAACCCGCCCAGCTTCACTTTGGTAACGTCGAGAGGCGTCCGAGGGTCGTCACCAGCTACGCCAAGCATCATGACTGAGCCGCCGTAGAGCCGTGAAAACAGTAGCGCGCGGCGCGTCTTTTGACGCAAGCCTAGCCGCTTTTCCTCATTCTCGATTGCGGTAATTTGCTCGGGCTTTGCGACAAACTTACGCCACGGAGCAACCATATCCGTTGGGATAATACCGTGCGCCTTTTTACTAGCCCAACTGGTGCGCCACGAAGCTTCAATTTCCTGCTGACTAATAGGGCGGTTGAACCACGTTGCCCCCCTAGCGTGTGAATCCGCCGAACCGCCCAATTGGGTCAGAACGTTCTGAAAGCCATCTTTCAGCCATGCGGCTGCATCGGTCAAATTTGCCATAGCTTCCGACTATAAAGCATATGTCAACCGCGCGCTAGACCGTGGGAGGTGCGGGCGGGTACATCCAGTGGGTTGGTTCCTCCCCTTCAATGGGACCATCCGCGCCATCGTACCATTCATTTTCTGCCCACCAACACGGATATGGCTTACCGTCATCAAAATACGTACCATCTCCCCAATGGCCTAGATCGTACTCTGATCGCCAGTAGGCGCACGGTACGCGCCCATACTCATGCGGCGGATCATTTCTGCCGGGATACCACAAATCTACCCGCGTCCCATCCCTCGGAGCCGTGCTGATATCCTGCCAAGTGGTCACAACCCCTCCTCCCTCTGCAAAACCTTAACCGCCCGCCACCAATGGGTGGCGTATTCGCCCAAACTAACGGTTCCCATATCCCAGTCGTTAGCCAAAGCGTCCAATGCATCGGCTTTGGCGTGGTGATTGTGCTGGCGTAGGCGGGTGGAGATATCACCCACCCTCAATCTCCCTAACCTTAGCGATCACAGCTTCCTCAACCTCCGCTCCAGTGCCGAGCATGACTACTTCGCGGGTGCCTGAGCCGTATGTCAGGCCAATTAATCCGGGGTAGCCGCCGTGCTGTGGGATACGGCGGAAGTCGGGTTTTGGGTTGTCTCTAGCCATTATTCATCATCCCATACGGTTTCGGCTTCATTACCGAGCCAATTCATCGCCACAGCTTTGCCGGTTTCGGTAATCTGACAGCGCTTCTTTTCTATCGTCACGGCGGGCGGGTTAGCCTGTGCAAGCCTATTCCAAGTTGCCCGCATTACGCCTGCTAGTTCACCGCTAGCAAGCAAAACTTGGCCATGGGTAAACATACCGGAGCCACCGCGATTATGCAGCCACTTCAAGGCGCGTCGCTGTGCGTCCGTAAGGCCACTCACGACACAATCTCCGCCAGCACCTTTTCGACGTCGGCGAGGGGTACGCCGGTAGTGGCGGCGATGGTTTCGGCGCGGGTTGGTTCGCGGATTAGGCCGAGGTGGCGATATGCGGCAATCCAGCCGTCAACATAGTGGTCTACAGTTTCCACGCCGCCGCCAATCGCTTCGCTATACGGCGTAGAGGCAAGCGCCTCGGCCTTGCTGACACGCTTAACAGAAACGTAACCGACTGGCGACCACGCATCCTCCACCACCCCGGCTTTGCACTTGTAGCCGATGATGTCGCCACTCGTTGGCCCGTCGTTCATGTGCGGAATTTTCCAGTTTAAGTATGCGCCGTAGACAAACTGACTACCATTGCGTGCCAAGACAGGGCCACCATCATAATCAGCAGGTGGCTTCTCGCTATCCCCAGGGTTCGGCTCATACCCCGCATTGATAGCGGTGTAAGCCGTATGCGACGCCTCTAGTTGGATATATTCCAAGGGGTCGCCGGTTTGCTCCCATACCATCCTTCCAGCCGTCGAGGACCCGCTCTGCCAGCCGCTATCGTGCCAAAACACAGGCGTTGCGTCATCCTTTAGCCAAGCCGGACGCCTCTGGCCGGTATAAATCTTGTCACCCCATTCCATCACAACATAACTCCCAAAGTGAAAATTCCTGCCACAAGTAGCCATCCCACCACCGCGCTAACCACATCCCGCACGCTGGCGGTGCGGAGGGTTTGGAGGACGGGGGTCATGCTGCATCGTCCATAAGCCGCAGATATTCGATACGCGCAATCGAACTTGCCCAAGCATCTTCAAAATGCGTCATAGCGTTTTCTCCGCTGTCGTAATCTGACCATCCCTCTGCATATGCATCATAAATCAACTGTGCAATTGCCGCGTTATCCATCTCAAATCTCCCTAAATCATCACCCCGCCACCTTAGCGGGGTTGGGGTTGGTGTCAATTTTTATTTGAATATGTTTATGGGCTTGGAATTGTCGTGGAGATAAAGCCTGTCGCCTTCATAACCAGCTACACAATACGATGCCGTCTCGCCATTTGAGGAAACCTCGATATCACGAGCCATAACATCGGCGGGCGAAGTTCCAAAGGCGTTGGGCCAATACATTTCCATCCAAACGCCATCGGCGTCCTCGCCTACGGCCTTGATGTCCGAGCGTCCACACTGCAATTCCATCTCATTCCCTCCGTTAATACAGCCATCCTAGCGGCTGCATTGGTGGTGTCAATTGTTATTTTAAGGTAGCGATATTTCGCCCATTTGCCATTTACCGATAACCTCCACCGCGCGCGGGCGCTTGATCCCTAGTTCATCGGACAGCCGGTCTGCTAAGGCCGCTAGACGTTCGTCATGGCGCTCGCCGTGGCCCATAAGAGAAGTGCGTCCGCCACAGTAAAGGCAATAATAATCAGCCATCTCACCACCCCCTCCTAAAACAGGTCAATATGCCCAGCCGCCGCGCTAGCCCGCTCCCGCTCCGCCCGAAGTTGGCGCTTGTGTAAGTCGGCGGCAAACTCTTTCGCCGATCCATACCACTCCACCCGATCCGCCACATGCTCCCAAAAGGCGATCTTGGCATTCTCCCTACGTGAGCCCCACGGATTGCCCGCGTCCATGCCTACGTCTGGGCGGATGGCCTTGCGGGTCCAGTAAGTAGGGTGGCCGTAGGTGTATTCGGCACCATCCACCGTCAGGCAGTAAGCAGGACCTGGGGGGATTAGGGAGGTAGAGACGCTAATTACATCAATATCAGACACGGCTTACCACCCAACACAAGAGAGGCTTGGTTTAGGTGCCCTACATGCAGGCCCGCATCAGGATCAACCAAAATCATATTGGGTGCGTCAGCACATTCTACGTCGTCAATAGCAACCCAAGCCTCAACTTCATCATGCCGAGCCAGCCATTCCTTTACCGCCAAGTCTCTCGGAATATCGGGATAGAGCGTATGCGGATCGGTAGGATGTAAGTGCACTGGATTAAAACCATGCCTTACCATTGCATCGGCAATGTCGGGAACATCTGCCATGGGGCGGTTGTGAGTCGTATTGAACACCACCTTTGCTCCACTGTCGGAACATAGCCGATTGATCGCCGCTATCGTCGTTGCGGGAAAGTTACGGTTCCAAGAACACATGCGATCAATCAGGAACATCGTTGCCGGTATCATTGGCCCGTCGATGTCGAGAAATATAACCTTGCTCACCGCAAAGCCTCCTGCAACAACTCACTCTCGCCTAAGGTCAGCGTACCCTCGCACGTCCGCCACAATCCCCAATCGTCCTGCATCATTAGGTCGAGCATCGCGCGTTTCTCCTTGAGATACACGCGAGCGAAGTCAGGATCATGCATAACGATGCTCGACGTATTGCTAATCAAATCCGCGTATTTAACCGCCTGACAATGCATAGACGTGCCAGCGATGCGCTCGCGTTCCTTACGCTTGCGCTCCGCCCGATTGCCGCCAGTACCAGCGGGATATTGATCGGTTAGCCCGTCCACCAAATCGGCCACGTCCTCGCCAAAGCGCCTGCGGATGGCGTCCAAGGTCACAGGACAATCCTCCACCACATCGTGCAGCACGGCGGCGCACAACATAGCCTCATCGCGGACGCCGTGATCGTGCAGGATCGTCATCACCTCGATTGGGTGGACGATGTAGGGCAAGTTGCTGTACTTCCGCACCTGCCCAGCGTGCGCCGTGGCCGCGAAGGCGATAGACTCATCAATCTTGCTCACAACTGGCTCCGATACATTTCGAGGATTAGCGCATCAGCAATGCTGGCGTCGGATTTGGCGGGCAATGGCGAACGCTCACTAGCCAAATGAACCTCCGCAACCAAGCGCTCCAATAGATCGCTTACCTCGGAATACGGCACGCGACCAGCCTTGATTTCCACCAATTCCGCTGCGTCTGGACGCGGAAACGTGATTACGCCGGTTGTCAGCAACTCGATAGCCTGTCGTGCCACACGGACGGCGTGCGACATGGCCTTCCAATCGATGCCCTCATTCGTCATGGCGGCGCGAGCGCGTTCCCCATAGTTCTCCCATACCTTGTTATAAACCGCATACGCCTCGTTGATGCTGACATTCATCGGCATTTTACGGTCGCAAACATCAATATGCCAGCAATCCACGCCATGCTGCGATTGAATGTTGACAAACGAAGCATGTTCTTGGCTTTCGGCAAAAGCACGCAACTCGGGCTCGATATCACCTAGCTTATGCACGTTCAGCGATGCAGGGCCGATGATATCCAGAACGGCGCGGATAGCCGCCATGCGGGAGCCTTTTATGCCGTATTTTGCAGCCTGCCGAACGCAATATCCGACGAAACCTTTGCATTCTCGGTTGAGCAATGTGCGGCCAACGGCTTGCACATCTAGCCAAGCCGTATCCGTGAACGTCATAGCAGATTGCGGTGCGAACAGGATTTCCGTCGCTACGGTGTCCCCCTTCATCAGCATCTCGAAAAACTTCTGCAAAGAATAGCTGTCACTATCGATCGCGTTGGCGTCATTCTTCAAAGTGCCGCTTGCCTTGCTGGCAACGCCCTCGTTGATGACGTTTTCTGCGCGCTGTAGAACGATTGCATCGCCCGATGGCAAATGCACGCCCTTGAAATCCTGATCGGACGTAGGCGTGTTGGTGCCGTATAAATGGGAGCCGTGCTTGACACGAACTAGCTGACGAACCCCACTCATGGCTGCACCGTGGATGCTTGGGCGCGAGCAACCTCAAGGTTGTAGCGCATGGCTTCTGCGTGATACTCGCTGCTTGGGATCGCATTCATCGGAACCATGCCGCGCGAATACATTTGGCCAACTTGGGCCAGACACGACGCCCGATCGATGCCGAACAGGCACACCGAGCTTCCGGGTCCGCCTTGGTAGGCGATGGCTTTCCATCCGCCTGCCCACTGGTCAACCGTGAACTGGCCCACGATTTCCTTGGCCTCTTCGGCAGCGATCTGCTCGCGGAGCCCTACTACGGAGGTCATGAGGATGACTCCGGGGTAGCGGGGAGAGCGGCGGCGCGATAAGCGGCCAATGCGGCCTGAAACTGAGGCGTGTCGTCGTAGCTACCCTTGGCGTAGGACATGTTGCCCCAACAACTATCGGGCGGTGTCATTGCTCGCTGTTGAGCGTGCATGATCGCGCGCACTGCCAAGACATCCGCATCCGGATCCGGTTTTAGCAGTCCGAGCCCTGCTATGACTGCAGGTACGACATACCGATACGCATCCCAGCGCCGGGCCATAAACTCCATCTTATTGGAGTCGAGATCAGCAAGGCGCTCGGCAAATGCCTGCGCTTCAGCAAGCGTCATTGGTTCAATGTCGCTCATGAGGATGCTCCTGAGGTAAGGGTGGCGTTCTGCCGAGCAACCATCCACCCCTCTCGCCACTGCCCCCACTTCACGCTCCCGCGCGCATACAGGCACCCATCAGCGGTAACGCCACGGCCATAAGCGCAAACGCCTTCTCCGTAGGCTGGGGATTTAGTGTCAATCATTATACAACGTTCCCTTAATAAGTTTGCCCATCACGATCCCCAGCGGTAGTTGGGCGGCAAGCCATGCCGCGATGATAACAGCGGTCACTTCCCCGCCTCCCCGCCAGACACACGCACCAACCGCCCCTTGCTCTCGCGCAGCTTGCCCGCCTTACGGTCGGCGTCCAGCTTGCGCGCGCGGGCGAGCATGTCGTTTCGGAAGTCGTTTGCGGCGGTGGGGGTCATGTGCGTTCTCCTGTTGCTATGGCATTACTGTATAGGGTTGTGGGGTAGCGTCAACATAAATCTTTCACATCCAATGGATTTATCAAAGACCGATATCCTCCGTTCCATTTTAACTTACCGACAAGTCGCCATGCGTATCCCATGGCCTTACTCCGCGTTCTAATTTTATCGCATGGAAACGCTCGAACATCATACCCCTTCTGATCATACAAACATTGCAGAAGGCCATTGTTAATAGGGACTTTTATTCCCGCATCTTTGGCCTCCATAGCAGTAACACCGCATGGCCTTAGCGCCATAATTAAAAATTTTCGGGCTTGTGATCCTTTTGCGGGAGGCCTGCCAAAGCCAACTCTACGCATCCTCCGTCACCCGTCCCGGCGACAGCGACCGGATAAGCGAGATGAACTCGGGGGAGGCTGGTGGGAGTTTTTGGAAGCGGTGCGCGGAATAACCTGCAAACAAGCCGTCCTGCTCGTTACGAACGCCCATAAGGTTCAACCCCTGAATGCCATCCTCGGGATCAATCCAAGCCGCCGTAACACGAAATACAGCGCCCTTGGATAGACCGAAAGGACAGCCTGGGTATGGCGTCTCGCGACATGGGCTATCGTCCACGCAAACCGCTAAGTCGCCCACTTGGAATTCATCAGCCATCATAATCCCCCCGCATCTCAGCCCTGCACTCAGCAGCATCAGCAAGCATGGCGGCATAATCCTCCATACACTCTTGACGCAATTCCTCACTATCGACAAACGTCTCTAGCACGTCGTCGGGCATATCGCCCATCTTCACAATAACGGACTGCACCTCTACCGAAGCGTCCTCTGGTGGCTGTTCCATACTGCCACAGTAGCCCGCGTAATAGCTATACGACACGCACACCTCCGCCTCATGCTCCATATCGTCTGCGTCCGTCCAGACGTGGCTTGTGTGGAATTTCATGCCCAATATCCTTTATACTGTGCGGCGTAAGCCTTGAGAATTTCCTCATCGCCACAATCATAAGCGCGCAGATCGCACCGATTACCCCGCTCTTAAAGGCCTCCCAATTCACTTCCCCTCTCCCCGAGCTTTGGCAAGAGCGGCGCGGGCGGCTTGGAGTGCATTCGCATATGCGAGCATTGTCGCCACCTCGTCAGCATCGCTGTCCGCCATGTCATTGTAGGCCACGAAAACCTCAAGCGCCTCCACCAAATCCGGTGCGGCATCCCGCATACGTTCGATTGCGTAATGATGAGATAGTACGGCATCAATCTCGGCTTTGGTGATATGCACAACACCCATCACTTGCGCTCCCGTTCGGCGAGGAGGGCGTCTGCGGTGGCGTATGCATCACGAGCAAGCGACACGCGATCATCCGTCTTGCCACCGTACATAGCATTGCTGGCTAGCAGCCCGGCCATTGCCTTGATTGCCGCATAATCACGAAGCGTCATGCCCGGTTCTGCCGGATAAAGGTCATCATTTGGTCCGACCGTATAGGGTGCGGGAAAAGCCATTAACGTCATCACTCATTCCTCCGCGTCAAAATAACGCCCCACCCTACCGCCTATATCGCACCCGTCAAGGTTTATTATCGCACGGTGGATGATATAATTCCGTTGACATGGCTGGTGGCTTTAGGCTGTCGGAAGGTGTGGGTGCGGGCCGGTGAAAATAACAATTGACACACCCCGCGCGGGCGTTATCGTGGTGGGCGTTGATATGGAGAAATTGAAATGATCGATTGGACGAAGCCTATCGAGGCGGTGCATGAAGCGACTGGCGAAGTGGTCGCAATCACGGATGCAGTATGGGATGAGCCTGACTATCGAACCATGTTATTGCGTGGTGGGATGCCGACCTATTTCATGCGGGGTAGCGGCATCGCTGCTGGTACTGGCTGGCGCGCTCGCAACGTGGAGGACGCAGCATGACCCAGGTATTGCAGGTGGATCGCGAGGCGGCGTGGCCTTACCGCCCCTCATGCTACAAGGATGTCGGCAATACTCGCACCCTGTGGATGGCCGGCACTTACGATGCCAGTGCCCGCATTATCCAAGCCTTCGCCGCCCACCGCGAGGAGGCTGTGGCGGGGTTGGTGAGGGTTTTGGAGCGGATTGCGGATGGCCCTTGGCCTGATACGGTAGATGGCCCTGTCGCCCAAGCCAGATGGGACGAGATGATCGCCCGCAATGCCCTCGCCACTTATGGGAAGGAATGAGAGATGACTAAGACTGCGATGGAAATGTTGGATCGGATGGAGGCGTTAGTGCGCCGACTAGCTGCGCACGATGAAGCGATGGGAGGTAGGGCTGTAATACCATTGGGTATGCTCGCAGAAGCCCGCGCAATAGTCGCCGAGCTTCCCGAGCCGGTTGATGCTGATCTTTTGACGGCTAGGGAATTAGCGGCGCTTGGACAGGTACATAGCACCGCTGCCGAAAAATATCGCAAGGGCATGTACGATAATGACACGTGCATCAAGCAGACAGTACAAGCCCTCCGCCACGCCCGTGAAGAAGGAGTGAAGTGATGGTTGAGCGTATATGGGGAATGCCAATCCCTCCAGAGAAGGGCCAGCCCTCCCCCGACCTCCAAGCCCGCTGCGTGGCACTGGTGGAGCGACTTTCCACCTATTCCAGCCGAGAGCATCACGTTACCGAGATGCTGATAGCTGCTGACGAAGCCCGAGCCATCATGTCTGAGATGCGGCCGGCCGATCCGGATATCCTCCTAGCCCGAGATATTGTATTCGCCGATCACGTCGAAATGGGTAACACCAATCTGGATCGGACCGAACTCGATAGCGGCAAGCTGGACAATGAGCGCCCCATGCGCCTAACCCTCACCGCACTACGCCGTGGCCGTGAGTTGGAGCGTGGGAAATGATTGAGTGGATCGGCTGGACGGCTCTTAATGCCGGTGGCGCGGCATTGCTATTCCAAGGCAATTGGGCCGGAGCCATGATCTGGATCGGCGGCGGGTTGCTGTCTTGGAACCGTATTGGGCCGGGACGAAAATAGTTGTTGACTACCCAGCGATGGGTGGTAGGGTGTGGGCAGGATTTAACAGGAGGAAGAAATGAACAAGAAAGGCTCTTACGGCAGTACTTATCGCACCGAACATGGGCATCCTTGGGATGGCAATGTAGCGTATAATCCCGGCATGACGGTCACACACAACGGCAGAACGTGGAAAGCTGGTCCCACCGGCATCCACAATCCCGCTTTCGAACCCGGTGGTTTTCAGCCGTCTGGTTATTGGATTGAGGTGTGAAAGACTTCACCGTAATCCCCTGCACCAAGCGCGATGCGGACGCCATAGTCACCGCTCGACACTACAGCCGCAAGCCTAGCATATTTTGGAAAGGCTTTGCGTTGGTGCGGGGCGGGCAGATTGAAGGCGTAGCAGTCTATGGCCAGCCGTCAGCGGCGATCCAGAAACACGCGTTCCATGAGCGCAGCTTCCGCCTTTACGAGCTATCCCGCGTTGTAGTGCAGACGCCCGAGCGTAATGCTGCCAGTTTTCTCATAGGCCGCTCTCTTCAAATGCTAGAGACACCATGCGCTGTAGTGTCCTATGCTGATAGCGCATGGGGGCACACAGGCTGCATATATCAGGCGACAAATTGGTTATACACTGGCGCAACGAAATCACACGACCACCTGTATCTCATTGATGGTGTCGCGACACACCCAATGACGCTCCGGGATCGTGGTATTACCAATCCGAAAGAGTGGGCGAGGTTGAACGACATTGAGACAGTGCCGCCAAAGGAAAAGCATCGATATTTCTATATGCTTGGTGGCAAGCGTGATCGGCGATTGATGCGGGACACTTTGCGATATCCGGCAATGCCGTATCCTAAAGGAGAGGCAAATAGGTATGATGATGGGGAGCGGGTAGAAATATCGATGGATGATGGTTCTGGTGATCTTTTCTGTTGACACGGAGCGGTCATGCCCTAAAAGGGGTGTAACGAAACGCAAACGGAGATATGAGATGAGCCATACGATTAGTGCACAGAAAGCGGATGGCTTCCATGTCGAGGTCCGAGACTGGAACGGCAGAGTTTTCCACCAGTCAAAGCACCATAGCCGCAGCGATGCGCAGCGGGCAGCGGAAATTGCAGAGCGCATGGTTACACTGCAAGGAAGTCAATCGCTGGCACTTGAATGCGGCTGCGATAAGTGGACTTGCATTACCTGCTCCAATGATCGGCTCGGGTACATCGCACCTAACACCCTCTCCGACGACGAATTGCTGCGGGAGTTGGGGGAGTGAGTGGTATCGTTAAGCCATGCCCTTGGTGTCACGGCACTAACCTGAATTGGACGGTATCGCCCTATTCTCGGCACGTCGTTCCAGAATGTGATGACTGCCAAGCTAAGGGGCCGCCGATGTACTACACGGGTCATGATCGGGACGGCAGAAACGCCACCGCGATTAATTCGTGGAATGCGCGATGATTGTCCCCGCGACCACATTCGCCCTACTGGACGCGATCTACAAGGCTGGCATGCGTCGAGGAAGCGATGAGGCAACCGCCCATGATTGGGGATCGCGTGCAAGTGGTAGCGAATACGACAACCTCATAGAAGCGCTTCACGATCACATCAACCACGGCCTCGCCTACGATCATCCCGACTATCACGATTGGGATGCTATTCAGGCTTGGGTTGAGCGTAAGGGGGATATGTGATGCGCAATCCACACGGCAACCTAATCTGCCCTCACAACGGCGAGCCGCACTACATCACCAACCATGACGGCAAACAATCAGGCCCTTGGGGCGTAACGTGTGGCTATTGGCGATGTCGGGATGATCGGTGCTGCTTGATTGATGGCGAGGCGGAGAATTATCCGATGGAAAAGCGTGCGATGGCAAAATAACCATTGACCGCACTAAACACCCTCGTTAGAAGGGGTCAACAAGCAAATGGTGGAGAATTTGAGATGACGATCCTGGAAACCGTAGAAGCCGCTAAGGCCCGCGCTAACATTCTTCACTCGCATGAGCGCCACCTACGCGACATTCGCGCGCCGAAGGAAGAAATTGCCAAAGCCCTCGCGGATTGGTCGGCTGCAAACGATGAGTTGAATTCGGTGTTTTTCTTCCTCAAGAAGGCTTTGGGGAAGTGACCGATCAAGGCGACTGGCAGTGGAGCCAATGCAATAAATGTGACGGCACTGGCGTTGTCGATTTGACCGAAGAAACTTGCGACGCCTGCAATGGCGAGGGCACTATTTGGGAATGGATTGAGGAATGAGAACTGTTCGCATCGTCGGAACCGCGATCATAACCTCTGACGCGGGAAGGAATGAGGTTGCAAAGAAAGTGTGGCCCGAACAGAACGTAATGAAGCTATCGCAGTGCCGCGCATGGGTAACACGGACGTTCAACAAACTCCGTGCCGACTTAGGCCCGAATGAGGCGCTGCGCGTAACCTTCAGCGGCGGTTTATCGGAGCATCCCTTCTCGCACTACGGAGGTGGTATTCGTGGCACTAGTCGCCTTGTGATCCGTGAAGGCGATATGGATTAAAATAACAATTGACACCCCCAACACACCAACCTAGAAGGGGGTTGTTGAGGCGATGGATGGAGTGATTGAGATGGCACGGTTCGCAAGCAAGGCACAGTTTCCGCAGACCACCAATAAGGCGCGTGCCGAGGAAATTGCCAAACTCAATACCCGGAAGTCGATCGTCGGCAAGCTGGTTGGGCGAGTGGTAGAAACCGCCCCCTGCATGTTCTCGGTACTGATCGACTGCGACGGCAAGCCTTACGGTGCAGCTTCGGTATAACCCCCTCAATCCCCATCAAGCCAGCCGGAGAAGGAGTAGGAGCTACCATCCGCAATGCTATAAGCCATAACCACTGCATCCGCGAGGTTATGCGATGGAACGCCCCGAGCTTTCAAAGATTTCTTACTCTCCACTTTCATCCGCCCGTTGACGCTCTCGCGCCTAGGCTGCGACAGTTCCGCGCATAGCTTATCCGCCATCGCCAATCCCGATGGAATGGATATCAGCAACTCCGCATCATAAGGCAGGCCATTGCGCGCCTGCCACGTATTGCGGAAGCGATCCGCTAGAGTGCCCCATCCCTGGGCTTTCAAATTGGCGAACATATCGCCGTGTGTCTTGCCCGGTTGATATTCATCGTCTGCCCGTATTGGGCTCTCAGATGCCGTCCAGCCGTTAAACGCCGTCTGGTGCGCCCCAACCCCCGCTTCACGCTGCAAACGTCCTAATTCGCCCGGTACGGACGCGCCAACGCCGATATCATCGATATTGAGTAAATCCAGCCGTTCCCGCGAAATAACCCCGTAGGCGTGCGCTGAGGCTGCATTGGGGTTTTCATCCTGCCACTCCTCCAAACCGGCCAGAACGCAACCGTAGCGCCATGCCAGCGCGTTAGGATCGTTCGACTTGGGCGCAGCGACATCGCCCTCAACGCCGCCGGACACGTCCATGCCGCCAATCTTGCCGCCGCCCATAGGGAAATTGGCGATTTGCGTGTGCGCGTCCACACTAGCCTCAATCCACATCGGCTTGATAATCGATAGCGCATTGTCCGCTACCGGTTGGCCGAGGTAGATATGCCGGTATAACTCGGGATCGGTCTTGCGCATCAACTCCGCGTCATCCGCCAGTTCCTTGGGGAAGAACGGGTTGTCGGTGTAGTTGACTTTCAGCGTGATCGCGTAGGGCTTGCCGTCCAACACGGCGGGATAGATCGGCTCAGTTACGAAGCTCTGGTATATGAAATCCAAGGGCGACGCCGGGTTGAAGCAAACGTAAATCTCACTCCCAGCCTTGCGCATCGTCGGCACCAAGGCATTCCAGCTATCCTTGGTGATGCTCTCGCCTTCGTCGATGAAACAGGCGTCGAAGTTGGAAAAGCCCTTGAGCTTCTGGTTCTGAAGGCGCTTGCTGCTGGCGCGGATGCCGGAAAACTTGAACACGCCACCGCTTTGCGGGCAGGTGATTTCTGTCTTGGTGACGGAGAATATGCCGTGCAAATTGCGCCGGTCGATTTCCTCCACGATTTCCTGATAGGAGCTTTCGGCGATGGCTTCCATCAACTCGCGGAAACATACCACGCGCCAACCGTAGGACATCACGTTGTTAACGAGGATGGTAATGACCGAGCGGGTCTTGCTGCTGCCTCGACCGCCCTCTGCCACTTTGAACCTGGCCGGTTGCAGGAACGGCGCAAAGATTGCTGGTAGCTCGCAATCCAGTACCGCAGCGTCAAGCATCACTTAGCGCCGGGTGCAGCTTCCACCAGGATGTAGCGAGGCTCTTTGGGCGGTGTCATACTGCCGTCAGTGCTGGTGTGGTCGATTTCCTGCTTGTCGCCATAGTCACGACGGTTCCACTTGCCGATGAGCCGTAGCCGCGTATCCACACGCAATTTGTTGCGGGCGATGGCGACCGTATCCTCTACGTCTTCGTCCGAAATGTTCAGGCAATCATCGGCAAGGTAATGCGTGCCATGCCGTCGCGCGCGCGTGGAAAGATCACGAAACACCTCATCCTCATTCTCCCATCGCCAAACCGTCTGAAACGACGGCATTCCGTCATCCTCGCAAATCCGCTTCAAGGGCTCTCCGCCAGCCAACCGCTCGCAGATGCTATCGATGAGTTCTGGGGTTTTGATAGTGGGGCGTGCCATATCTTCAATATACTCCCTACGCCATCAATCGGCAACCCAACCACATCCCCCGGCAATCACACCAGCTCGATCAATCCTTACGGATTTTAATAAATTGGAGTTGAGGTAGCAAGGTAATCGAAATCTTCCGGCTTCAACCCCAACTTTTCCATTTCAGCTATAGGCGCGAAAGTGGTGGCATGGCGATGGTCGCTATTCTCATCAACCGGCATTGCCGTGCGGTACTCCACTAAAACATTGTCTGCATCGTCCATTGACCTGATACGGATAATGCATTCCGCGTTAATGAGCCCACGCTTGGTTTTGATAAAAATCACTTAGCCATCTCCCCGACCTTGAAAACACGAACACCCCCATCCTCTTGGCGGGTTCTGTAATTTCCCTTGCCCCAATGATAGCGAGCAAGATTGCAAAGGCTGATTTGTAACTTGTCCATCGTTACCCCAGATTTCATGGGAGCCAAAAAACTCTGCCCCACTTCCGCCAAGTGCCAAGGCAGATTGCTCGACTTGCCTCGCTTGCCGCCATCGTAAACCATCTTTTCTAGCTCAACCATAAAACATCCTTTCTGTTGTCGCTTATATATATGATTATGATGGCGCGTCAATGGCGAAATTTAGCTTTGTTGCTTTGTCGCTGGATTGTCATGAGTGTAAAACTAAAAAAAATATATCAATAGGGAGAGAGTAGAGTATATAAAGAATATTGTATTGTTACTTTGTCATTATTCTAAAGACTGTTTCTTATTCTTCTAGAGCATCTAAGGCACATACAACTCTACCCCCATAAACACTCTTTTTAGGAGGTCTATGAGGGCTTTTCCGAACAGTCTCTAGAGTTGGTGACAAAGCAACAAAGCTAGAAAAAAATGGCTGATTTCTGCGGTTTTTTGCCATGTACAAGGCTAACAAAGCTATGACAAAGCAACAAAGCTAAAACCAGTTACCGGCTAAAAGACGGGCAATCCGTATCCCATACCGTCATCCGCGCGTCAAGTGATAGCGGACGATTTCCGCACCGTTCTTAGGGTGTTTGGTCGTTTCAACGCGCGCCTGCCCTTCCTCGACCATCTTATCGAGAACCAACTGGATATCCTCTTTTTTCTTGCGCCGCAGCTTCCCGCAAACCACGCCAAATGTCTCGCCTTCCTCGCCGGCAATGAGATTGGATACCTTGGCATGCAGCGCCACCAACGGAGCATCGTCCTCCCGATCATTGCCAACCACCAAGCGGATTTTCTCTTCAATGTCGCGCTTCACTAACGCGAACGCCCAGCGCACATGCTCCAAGGTGCGCACCCGTTCGGCTACGGAAAGGATAAGGCTTACCTTGCTCACCAATTCATAGGCTCCGAGATAAAGCGCCTCCAGGCCAGTTTTTGCACGCTCTTTCTTGGCGGTATCCTCAAACCATTTCACCAAGGCATCCAATACCGCGCTGGCGTCATCATCTGTCGGAACCTGTATTTTTTCGCCGCGGTATTCCACGCGAGTAAAATCATCAATGCTGTACTCACCGGCATTGAAAATCTGCTGAATTGCCATTTGCATGTTATCCGGCATAGGTGGGGCTTTGAAATTATCCTTTGTCAAAGGCACCGTCTCCCGCTCATTGAATATCAGCGCACGTCCAAAGAAACCATTGGTAGCAGACTGATAATCAACCAACGTGTCGAACGTGACGGGAGTAGTAAAGCCCATCATGGAAAGGATTGGATTTTCCAACCCGTTTTCCAAACTTGACAAAGAATATTTGATATTTTCTCTGCGTGCTTCCAAAGCTCTTGTGCCTTCATTGGCCTCAATTCGCTTTTCAATTTGCGACAATTCCTTGAGCATTTTTTCTTTGAGTTCTTCGCTGGCGTCGCCGGTAATCATCAAAGAACCATTGGCTTTGGAATAAACGGACATAAAAATGCCGATCACGCCTTCAAAGTATGAGGCTCCGCCCCTCTTTTGAGAATTTGCAATCTTTTGAAGCAAAATGCCAACTTCGTCCAATACGTAAAAGCACGCTTGATGACGAGTTAGGTTGCGAAGAACCTCTTGCTCTGACTTAATATTACCATGGCTTGCCGATCCGACGCCAGCAACCTTATGGATAGCAATACAAGCCTGATAAATACTTTCCTTGCCAGTGCGTGAAGCCGCAACGCCAAAAGTAAACATATTAGGCGTCACCCCGTCACGTTCATCCGTGTAGCGAAGGCTGGCAATATTTCCGATTGTTCCAAGCGCCGATGCTACCGCCAAATGACGGCGAGGGCGGCGTGACTGGCTCTCAATCCATGCGGCCACCTCCCCAACAAAGCCGGGAGGTATCGTTAGATCGACGCCACTAATATTGACGGGCAATCCATCGCTATTCATAGGCTCCTCAAAAACCAAATCTTGATCCGCAACAAATGTAACGGACATTACCCAGCCATTTTTTTGGGCATAGTGTACAAGAGTGCCCATTGTAGCGGGATCGCCATGCTTGCCAAAATGGTTCCACCAATATTCCATTTTATCAGGATCGTATTTAGTAGATTTTTGTGACCATTCTTCCCACAAATAATAGCTATTTCCGTGGGTAGCATGATGAATAGCCATGCCAATTCTAGACCAATCCTCATAGGGCATCCCCTCGGGATCGATGTGAGTTAGCATGTCTGCTATATCTTCATTGGCAAGATCAAGAGTATTGCCGTTATATACTGTACGGTGACGCTCAGGACGGCGCAGAAACTCTACCAAATCGGCAGGCGCTTCGGTTATTTCCTCCGGGTATCCGTCTGCCTGATATTCTCCGCCGCTAACGTGGCGCGATCCAGGTCCCACCACAAAGCCGGATGACTTGAAATCAATACCCGGATAATCCGCATGGTTCTGGACCAACGAAGTCTTTTCCGGCATGGAAAAATAAATATGGCGCGATCCGCCGCCAGAGCCTGTCTCGACCTCTAGGCGAGCCTCATTGATAGAGGGAAATTCATAGATCAGGCGAGAGAGGCTCTCTACTCCGCCATTTCGCGCATCCACGTCCAAAACCAAAAGCGTATCGCACCGCACCCCATAACCGGATTTGAACCATCCGGCTTCTTCCATATTTGTAATCGCCTCATCATCAAACAAAGGCACGTTCTGCCAATTTGGCATTTGCGGATGTTTGCCCGATGCGGCGCAATCTGGATTGCCGCACGCGCATTTCAGGTTTTTATCAAAGCTATAAATAGGGAAAACGATATGGCCTGCGGCCCAAAAAGCGCGATGCATGTTACGCCTTGTCAGTCAGATAATCAGAGAGAGCTTTGAGTACTGAATAGGAGGGATTTCCTCCGCCATTACGCACCTTTGCGATTGTGTTGTAATGCAGTCCTGTAGCCTTCGCTACTACGGGGATACGGCGATCCGCCAGCCGATCCGAAATTTCCTGCAATGTTAGCATGTCAATCCTTAGTGTGGATATTTTTTATCAGAATGTCGCTATGTTGGCTTGACCGTAACCGCGAACCGCGCCATAAGCAAGGGGCAGAGAGAAGAAAGGAACCATTTATGTCCCTGCTATCTGCGGCCAAAAAGCCGCAAAACGAACCGCTTATCGTAACGATTTGCGGAAACCCTGGATCGGGCAAGACCAGCCTTGCCGCATCCTTCCCCCGCCCGTTCTTGATCCGCACCACTGGTGAGGCGGTGCCACGCGACCTTGCCGATGCACCAGACAGTCTGGACGAAGTTCAGAAGGTTGCCGACCTTTGGTCGCAGCTTATGGCGCTGCTGGACGACGAACACTCCTACGAAACGCTTATCCTTGATAGCGTGACCGGCTTGGAGGCGCTGTTTATCGCCGACGTGCTGGCGAGCGACACGAAGGCGCGTGGCTTGAACCAAGCGCTCGGCGGGTACGGGGCGGGACGGGCGGCGGTTGTCGCGCAACATGCTCGGGTCCGCAAGGCGGCGGAAGCACTGCGCAAGCGTCGCGGCATGAATGTGGTGTTCGTCGCGCACGCGGATATCGTGCGGGTTGATCCTCCCGACAGTGACGGGTTTTCGCTATACAGCCTGCGCTTGGATAACAAGAGTATGGCACCGTATGTCGATAGTGTGGACGTTGTTGGCTTCGTCAAGCAGCATGTCGTACTGATGGGCGAAGAGGGTAGCAAGAAGGCCGTTACCTCAGGCGACCGCACCTTGACGTGTTACATGACGCCCGCCAGCGTGGCGAAGAACCGGCTTGGCATTACCGAGGATATCGAGTTCGTGCAGGGTGAAAACCCGCTTGCACCGTATCTTGCTACGCCGGAAATGAAGCCAGCGCGCAAGGGCCGTGCAAAGCCCGAGCCCGAACCCATCGAAGAAGTTAACAGCGAAGAGAAGGAAGCCTAACCATGTCTTTTTGGCAGACCAGCGACAATGACGACGCAACGCAGACTGGGTCGAGTTTCGACGGCGGTGGCGGCAACATGGAACCCATCCCGGACAATACCACTTGCACGGCGATGCTTGACGAAGTGAAGTGGGCGGAAACGAACGACGACAACCGTGCCGAGTATATCAGCGCACGCTGGCGTGTCGTTAAGCCGGAAATCTATGCGAACCGCGTTGTGTTTCACAAGATTTTTTGCACCGATGACAAGCCCGGTGTGAAACCGGATAAGGTCGACCAGACCCGCGACAAGGCTAAGCGTATGCTTGCGGCTATCGATGCTAACGCGGGCGGCAAGCTCGCCAAGGCACAGGCAAAGCCAACCGACGTGCAGCTTGCAACGGCGCTGTTGGGTAAGGCCATGAACATCAAGGTTATGATGTACTCGCTTCCCGATCGGAATGACGCCAGCAAGATGATCGAGGGCAATTGGGTAGCGGCTGTGAGTGCCAAGAGCGCGGTTGCGGAAGTTGCTGCGGCCCCGGCGCGCAAACCGGCGTCGCCAACTCGTCAGGCATCGTCATTCGCCGCCGATCTCGACGACGACGTGCCCTTCTAACACCCCTAACCGGACCCCGGCTGGATGCCGGGGCGAGGATTAGGCTGTGTTTTTTGATGGAGGAAGTGAGATGAACTTGAGCGAAACCATGATGTATCTCGAAGAGCCTTACGATCCCGTAAAGGTCATTCAAGACCTGTTGGAACATGCGGTCTATGATCGTGAGCGCAACGATGAATGCTATGATGCTGTACAGAACGCGTTGGGGTATTTGGAGCAAGAAGGGGTCTCGGTCGAATGACT